CGTTCATGTCCATGCTGGTGGAGCACGTGTTCAAGACGAATGGCTTGGTAAAGCCGTGCAGCATGGTGACGGCCAGCAGCCAAAAATACCGCCTCGGACAGGACTATTTGTCCGAATTTGCACGCGACAAGATTAAGATGCAGCAAGGCGGTCGCGGCATTAAGAAGACCGAATTGTATGAAACGTTCAAACAGTGGTATGTGCGGGGGCATGGACGGGATGTGCCCAAGGGTGCTGAGCTGTATGAATTCATGGACAAGAAATTTGGCAAATACACGAACGGCACGTGGCGCAATGTGGCCATCATTTACGATGAGGACCAGGACGATGCGCAAGAAGTGGGGGAATGAAAAAATGTGGCACAAACGTATGATATAAAATGCCCAATGCACCACAGACACACAAAAAACATTCAATGCATTATATTTTTTTATTTGATAAATATAATACAATTATCCAATCAAGCAGTGAGTAGCAACTTAGACAACAGTAATGACCGATTTAACCGCAAACCCAGCAACTGTTGCCGCGTCCTCTCAAAATGTGCAGTATCAGCAAATGCAGGCCCTAAATCAAATCACTCAAATGATCAACAACGCAAACATGATGTGTGCGAAAGGAACCGACTGCTACAAACAACAACAAATAACTGATGCACGCAATAAGTATAATGCAGCCGTGATCACCGAAAAAAATGCTCCACAAACGGTGGAGACTGCGCGCAAAAACTATCTGGTCGCATCCAAAGGACCCAATGCGGCCAAACAAGATTCAATGACTCGTTATGAAAAAAATGGTGATGCCGAAAAGGCTAAACTAGTGCAACAATTTGATGATTGGTTCAATGGCATGACCAAACAGATGGACACGGTTTCGCAGCACACGCAAACCAACGCAACGTTGCAAACAAGTAACGACAATGCGACCAACCAATTGAATGCAATTGCACAACAAACCGACGATGAAACAAATAAACTGAATTTATTGGAACGCAAAACGCACTATGCTGCACAGGATGTTAAAATGATAAACGGAATAGAATATTATGTCAAATTGGTGTATTGGTTGGTATTCATGACATGGGGGGCGTGCATCATTTATGAACGCGATTTCACCATGAAAACAGCTGGATTGTTTGTCCTGTTCACGGTGATAGTTCTCATGCAGAATCGCATCATGGACGCGGCATTATCAGCGGTGTCATAACTTCACTCGGCCTGCTGCTGTGCATTTGCCTTTTTGTCCGAGAATTGTTTCAATTGTCTTGCAAACCCCACATTTGGTTTAATGTATCTTTTTGAAGATATCAGATTGAATGCATCATTGTAATTGTAATTGTGATTTTCAATCAAATGCATGATCAAGGTGGAAGGACTGCGACTGACGCCTTCGCCGCAATGAATCAATAATTTTCCAGAACAGTTTTTCATGAATTCGCTCACATGACATAATTCCGCCAAAATGTCATGTGTTCTCACGTCATTGAATTTCAATTGTAACATTTTTCCCACCGGATAGGACAATGCATCATAACTGCATCCTTCATTGCAAATTTCAAGAATGCAATCAAATTTTTCGGCTTCTCGTGACTCTTTGTTTCCGACGTAAATTTCTTTTCCGTCCAATTGAAGAATGAACGTGTAATTTGGTTTTTCGGTTGTTGTGATTGTGGGATGTAAAATTAACGACATGTCTATGTTTGCGAGTTCTTCTTTTTCCACCACTTAAAACATTTATTTTTGTAATCAATTTTTTCAAATATCCACGTATGAAATCAAAATATTGGTCAATTGTTGCAAATTGTGAAAAGTCGGCTGGTGATTTATATGAATATAATTTACCACAAAAAGAATCAAGGAGTGTGACAACGTGTTCATATGGTTCATCCATGAGTTTTGCGTTGTGTTTCATTTTGAAATCGTCCCTGAATAGGACAAAAAATCTAACAAAATCTTTATTTATATCCGGTAAATGCCGCAATAAATTTCCGTCCGACACATGTATGCTTCTATCAAAATCAGACAATAAAAACTCTCCCTCTCCACTCTTTGGATCTAACAAAATGTTAGATGGCTTTAAATCGTTGTGTATCACATTTTTTGAAATGAGAGACATGTAAGAATCAAACATGTTTTGCAAATATTTTACAGTGATTAACCTAATTGTCATGACATCCTTCTCGTAAAGTTCGTGTGGAATAAGCAACTCATACCGAATGACCTTATATCTGGGGTCTGTGCATTCAATCAACTCAATGACTCTTGGCACATTTACTGGTGGTTCAGAAACCAACACCGAATATATACTCATTTCAACATCCGCAAATTTTGCTTGTTTTTTGACAAGAATGGTTTTCCCCTCTTTTTTTGAATCAAAATTGCAATTCATCATGGTGAATTTATAACTATAAATTTACAATTATAAACTATGTTTTTATTTTTATTTTTATAAATGTCTAAAATGATTCAATATTTAAAACGCCGCATTCATGTCAAAAATGTCGTCCGTTTTGGTTTTCTCGGCCAGTGCGTATTCGCTCACCTTCTTTTCAAAAAAGTTGCACACGGATGGCAGGCTGATCATCTCCATGAAATCAAACGGATTTGTGGAGCCGTAAAGCTTGTCGTATCCGAGCTGCACCATGAGCCGGTCTGCCACGTATTCAATGTATTGCGTCATCAGCTTGGCGTTCATGCCGATGAGGCGGCACGGCAGCGCCTCGCAAATGAATTCGCTCTCAATGGCCACCGCTTCGCGCACGATTTCTGCCACGCGTGCCTTCTGTGTGCGCTTGCTCAGCTTGTTGTAAAGCAGCACCGCGAACTCCGTGTGCAGCGCCTCGTCGCGCGAAATGAGCTCGTTGCTAAAGGTGAGCCCGGGCAGCAAGCCGCGCTTCTTCAGCCAGAAGATGGAACAGAACGCGCCGGAAAAAAAGATGCCCTCCACGCAGGCAAACGCAATGAGGCGGGTTTGGAACGAGCTGCGCTTGTCATGTATCCAGCGCTGCGCCCACTCCGCCTTTTTCTTTATGCACTCAAACTGGTCCATGGCGTGGAACAGCTGGTGCCGCCGGGCTTCGTCCTTGATGTAACTGTCAATCAGCATGCTGTACACCTGCGAATGGATGTTTTCCATGGCAATTTGAAACCCGTAAAAGGCGCGGGCTTCGGCCAGCTGCACGTCCGTCATGAACCGCGTCGCCAAATTTTCCAACACGATGCCGTCGCTGGCCGCAAAAAATGCCAGAATCATGGAAATGAAGTAGCGCTCGTCGTCATTGAGCGAGTGGTTCCAGTGCGGGGCGTCATGCGACAGGTCAATCTCTTCTGCGCGCCAAAAGCAGTCCACCTGTTTTTTATACATGTTCCATATGTCGTTGTCCTTGATGGGGAACAGCACGTAACGGTCGTGGCTTTCGGTCAGAAGCAGGTCCTTGACTTCCTTGACTTCCTTGACTTCCTTGACTTCCTTGACTTCCTTGACTTCCTTTCGCAATAAAATGTCTTCCACAAGGGTATCTGCAGGGGTTGTCGTCATGATTTTATTGATTGATGGCTTAATGAGTGTGATGTGTATTAGATTGTTGCGTTGTGCTTAATATATTTATATTCAATATTTTATATAACACGTAAAAACTAGTGGTTGTCTTCATTACACCAATGAGTCCAACAATGTTCATACAGTCACCACATGGATTAGCATGCGACGGGCGTGGCATTGCCAAGGACGACCTGCAAGCGATTGAAACCATGGAAAAACGGGAGCAGGGGATTCACGAATTATTCCACAATGCGGCACGCATTCACAAGGCCATGCGCGGCAACCGTTTGCTCATTCCCATTTTTCGTAAATACAGAGAAGCATGCCGAGAGATATTACAACATAAAAAGGAAGAAGCCGAACAATTCGTGATACTGTCCGAGCACTGCGACGAGTGCGCGCATGACCAGCATCAACTAAAGCATGATTTGAAATGCATCCAATCTGAAATGAGAGAAATTCACAATCAAATCAAGAGTTTAGAAGAAATGAAATGGACCGACGATGATTCGGAGTCCGAATGTTCATCCGACTGTTCCGATTCAGAGGACGAACACACCGAACCACAAATGAAAAAGTACATTCTTAGTCCGGAAGATTCATACAATTTATACAAACTTTTGCATGAAATTGTTGAGATATTAGACAAAAATGACATAATGTATTGGGCCTGTGGGGGAACATTTTTGGGTGCAATCCGATGTGAAGGAATTATAAAATGGGATGATGACCTTGATTTGTGTGTTTTGCACAAAAACAAAGACAAACTAAAAACATTGATTGAACAGGATGGACGATTTTTATTTAAGGATGACCACTGCCAGGTTGACAAAGTGTTCTATAAATCAGGTAATTATCCATTCGTTGACATTTTTTTCATGGTTGCAGAAACAGAAGGGGGGGAGACCGTGTTCCGATGCGAAAAACCGATGGCAAGGGACACATGGAAAAATGAGATGTATTTAGAGAAAGAATTGATGCCACTTAAAAAGGCAAAATTTGGTGCCATGGAAATTGCCATTCCAAATCAATACGATCGCTATTTTAGTTCTTATTTTGGGGATGATTGGAATGAACGAGGTTGCATAAGCCACGATCACAAAACCAATGAATTGGTGAATCCAATGATAGAATGGAAGCTAATTGGTTCGGATTATGAACCTGCCCTTCCATTTTATTGGGACGGGGACGATGATGCCAATAGTCTCCATTCTTCCTCTTCTTCATCTGATTCCGAGTCCGAATCAGATTTGAGTGATGTGATGGAATTTTTAAGACAGTCCCGTGTTGATGAATGACAAGGGGGCATTATTTTAATCCGCATTCTCTCTTCAGCAGACCGTAGGGTTTAAGCAAGAGCGCCAACCGTCGTCGTCGGTCCGCGAAAATGCGTTTCCATCTGCGCTGAACCAACCGAATCCAAAACGTTTTTATGATCGCCACGCATTCACCTCCGGGTTCCATCATGACCGTCTGCACAATTTCAACCATCGGATATAGGTTTGGGCGACTAACAATGTCCCAATACGCGCGCACGTTCCCCGAATATCGGCGGGTTGGAAACGGATAGCACGAAATCCATTCAACATAGCTGCCGTCATAAAACTCGGACAGTGTAATGTCCCACATAAATAAAAAATGTCCTGCAACGCGTGGTTCGCATGGGCCGTGCAAAAATTCATTGTACAATTCGCATATACCTAATTGATTCATTGGGGTTATGAGTGCGAAATGACAATGTGTGGTTATGAGTGCGTGATTCGGTGTGACATGGATGTATGAATAAAATGCAAATCTTTATTACATTTGCATTTATGTATCTGGAAAAATAATTATATGTGTATATAACATATTTCAATAAACATGAATTCCAATTTACGAAGCATCTCTCGGTCATTCATGAGCGGATTCAAATCTGCTGAATCAAGCGCCTCCACGTTGTCCACCGACAAGAACGTGTTGTACATCATGCTCATCATCGCTGTGGTGAACGTGATGGGATATTTAATGATGGGCAATTTTGAGGCAGTTGTGTTTTTTGCCATTGTTGCATATTTAAGCACCTTTTTCACCAAGAACATGGTATTCGTGTTTTTGATTTCCATTCTGGCAACCAATTTCCTCATGGTTTCAAAGGTGAATTATTTCAAGATGGCGAATTCAAAGGAAGGCATGAAGAATAAGAAGGATGCGGATGCAAAGCCATCGCCCACTCCTTCAACCAAGCCATCACCGGCCAAGCTCTCCGCCACCCCTAAGCCATCCGGCACCCCTAAGCCATCCGGCACCCCTAAGCCATCCGGCACCCCTAAGCCATCCGGCACCCCTAAGCCAACCCAAAAAGCATCCACAACAACAGGCATTGAAAAAAAGAAGGAGGGCATGAACGGAAAGCTGGCCCCATCCAAGTTTAACAACACCAATGACGACTCGGAAGATGATGACGGCGATGCCGCCCCGTTTCCCAGCTCAAATGATCAAGAAGCCAGAAATGTGGAGAAGGCGCACGACAATTTGCAGAACATTGGCGGTATGAACGCTCAAACCGAGCAGGTCATGCAGCAGCAAAAGATCCTCATGGACAACATGAAGACCATGCAGCCCTTTCTTGAAACGGCCGAAAGATTTCTGGACAAGTTCAACATGAAGGGCATCGACGGTCTGCTTGGTAAAATTGGATTAGGAGGTGCCCAGGGTCAGAACGCATCGTCTTAAACTTCCAAACTGAAAAACATTTTAATATATTTAAATTATATCACACAATACAATTTAAATCATTTCATCATGGTTGCCGCTGCAAGACGTTGTCCACCGGGCGTGTTCTGCATTGAGAACATATCATTCACATTTTTAGCAATTGTGTTTACCGGTGTTGTCATGTATTTTTTCATGAAGGGTCCTTTTCAGGACAAACCCCAAATGCACCACCAAATGTCCCATCAGGAACAACAACAACAACAACAACAACAACAACAGAACCAGCACCCATCAATGTTTCAGTCACGCGCCAATTACGGTGTGAGCAATGCGCAGGAAGACGTTCTCC